CATCTGGAAACACATTCACATTGTCATCGGTTGCTGTTGGCATACCTGACCCAGCTTAAAGGGGTCAGTCATGGCGGGATTATTTGACAGTCAGATAGGTCTGTTCGACAGCAGAACTGGAAATTTTGACAACGGTGGTATTGACGCCATCTCCGCCAGTGGCTTTTCCACACAGGCTGCAAGCGTAGGTCAATCTGCGCTTGTGGTCGGTGTTGGGTTTAATGGAAATTCAATAACAACGGCTGCGCCTACTGTTGGGCAGTCTGCAATCGGCCAAAACCACGCGATCAGTGGAAATGATATTTATACCGCTGCGCCTGTCGTGCTGGCGATCACAATGTCAGAGCGTGAGACATTTAATGCCGACCCAATATCTGCTGGCACGCCTACCGTTCAAGACTCTCAGATATTACAATCTCACGTTCTGTCTGCGGTTGGCCTGACAACGGGCGTTCCATCTGTAACTGCGTCTGCCATTTCTCAGGTGCATACATTATCGTCCACCGACATTACGACGGGCGTGCCTTTAGTGGCACCCATTACGATGGCCGAGGACGAAACCTTTGCTGGTGATAATATTACAACTGGCGAGCCATCTGTCAGCGCTTCTGACTTGGCGCAAGATCACGATCTTTCCTTGGTCGGTATTGTGTCTGGCTCGCCCAGCATTGGTTCTTCGTCTGTATCGCAAGATCACGATTTGTCGGCTGTCGCTATTACTGCGGGTGCGCCTTCTGTTCAGTCGCCGTCGATTGGCCAGATAATTAATTTATATCTTGCCGACATTACAACGGCTGCTCCCACTGTCGCTCAGTCTAGCATTGACCAGAACCACGCAATTAGTGGCGAAAATATTTACACGGCTGCGCCTATTGTCCTGTCAATTACAATGTCAGAGCGTGAGACATTTAATGCCGACCCAATATCTGCTGGAACGCCTACCGTTCAGAGCGCGAATTTATCTGAGGGCAATAACCTTTCAGCGGAAGACATCACCAGCGGCGCGGCTTCTGTTGCTTCATCATCTTTGGTTTATGGGATTGTAATTGTTGCAGACAATATCAATTCAGAACCTCCAGAACTGAGCAGCAGCGCCATCTCATGCAATCATGTTTTAAACGCTGACGGCATTACATCTGGGGTTCCTTATGTTGAGGATGCTCAAAACGTCCCCAATACTCACTTTAATTGTGAAAACATTATTGCTGGCACACCTGTTGTGCCTAATATGTTTTTCAATGGATCGGGCCGCAGAGCAGTCCAAGTTTCAAATTCATCTGTAAATGTTGTAATCGTCACCTCTAATCCAAATGCGTGTATAGTGGCGACGACAATGCCAAACAGTGTTCTAGTCCAGAAATCAAACGAGGTTGCATAATGACTTTTTACGTCAAGCAAAACGACACAAGCCCATCAATTTTAGCAACCTTAAAAGATGCTGACGGCGTTGCGGTTGATCTAACGGGGGCATCGGCCCGCCTGCATATGCGCAAGATTGGTTTTACTGAAGTGACCGTCGATCAGGCTGCAACAATAGTGACAGCCGCCTCTGGAGAGGTTCGATATGATTGGGTTGCCGCAGACACGGCGGCGGTTGGTTCTTATGAGGCCGAAATAGAAATTACTAATTCGGATGCCAGCATTGAGACGTTTCCCAACGATGGTTTTATTCGGGTCGAGATTACCGACGACATCGCTTGATTGGAGTTTTAAAGATGGAAATGGACTCACTCTTGAATATACTTTTTGCCGTAGTCATCAGCGGTCTTGGCTGGTGGATTAAATCACAGCACGAAGAAATCCGTCGCGTCACCATTTTGCTCAATAGAACCCGCGAGGAAATGAGCAAAGAATACGTGACTAAATCTGACAGCAATCAGGTATTGATGCAAATCATGAGCAAATTTGACAAGTTGGAAGAAAAAATAGACCGTCTGATGGAGCGGTAACTTGCATGTTGGTTCTCGAAACCCTTGCTGCGGCAAATGCTGCATACTCAATTATTAAGAAAAGCCTCGAAGCTGGTCGAGAGGTTAACGATATGATCGGCCATGTCGGAAAGTTTCTTACTGCTGAAGACGAATTAAAAGAGGCGGTAAAGCGCAAGAAAAGCAACCCGATCACAGCTATCACTGGTGGAGCCGAGGGCGACTGGGCTGAATTTCAGGCTCTCGAAGACCTGAAATCCAAGCGGAAAGAACTCGAAGGCTGGTGTCGATTGTATGCGCCCAGCGGCACTTGGGACCGTTGGCAATTTTTTCAAGCTGAAGCGCGTAAGGCTCGACGCGCAGCACAAAGGCAAAAGCAAAAAGAACGTGAAGAAATGTTTGAGGCCATAACTTTGGCTGTGAGCGGGTTACTTGCCCTCGGTGGCGCTGGCGCATTGATATACTTTCTTGGACGATATTGGGAGAAATGGTAAGATGTGGGTGCTAATTTGGTTCCAGATAATCAACAACAATGTCTCTCATTTTGAATTGGGTCAATTTGTATCTAGCGGTGAGTGCGCTAGGGCTAAAGATGATGCAAAGGTTCTAATCACAAACAGCCACACGGTGACTTACTGCTTTGAAGTTATATCGAAACCAAAGGGGTGATTATGTTGTGTATGACGCGCACGGTAAAATTGTGATAATAACGTATCACAGAAAGCACGCGATTGCGTATGCAAGGAGGATGCAAGATGGCAACAAGACTAGATGAGTGGAAAGTTTTACCGCGTCTGATGATGCTGGTAACGACGGTCATGTATATACGATGCCTTGAATGGGCGCTTTCGCAACCAGACCTTTCAGTATCGCAAGCGGGTCTAATATCAGTCGTCACTGGGGCTTTCACAGGCTCGTTTGGCATTTGGATGGGTAAGGAGTCAAAGTAATGTTTCAAGCACTATTAGGTCCACTGGGGTCACTCGCAAGCACATGGCTGTCGTCTAAGGTCGAAACCAAGGCCGCTGAGACGCGAATGAAGGTGTCCGAGGCCGACGCTAGGTCAAAGATCATGTTGTCCGCTGCAACGTCCGAGGCTGACTGGGAGCGCATCATGGCGCAAGGTACTCAGAACAGTTGGAAAGATGAATTTCTTGTCATCCTGTTTAGCATACCATTGGTTTTATCATTCTGTGGCGAATGGGGGCGTAGGACTGTGGCTGACGGGTTTGACGCGCTGTCTACTATGCCAGAGTGGTATCAGTACACGTTGGGCGTTATCGTCGCCAGCAGCTTCGCCGTGAGATCGGCCACGAAATTCTTTGGAGGTAAAAGATGACTTTTAAACTATCACAGCGCAGCCTTGATAATCTCGAAGGCGTGGACGAACGGTTGGCTGCTGTCGTCAAGCAAGCCATCACGACTACCAAGATTGACTTTGGTGTCATCTGTGGCCTTCGTACGATTGAAATGCAGAAAAAGTTAGTGGCTAAAGGTGCATCAAAAACGATGAAGTCTAAGCACATCACGGGTCACGCTGTTGACCTCATGGCTTACGTGGGCGGCAGAGGTTCTTGGGAGCATAACCTTTACGATGACATAGGTGACGCTATGAAAGAAGCTGCCGATACACTCGGCGTTCAGTTACGCTGGGGTGCGGCATGGCACATCAACGACCTGCGCAAGTGGGATCACACGATGGAAGACGCAATGAATAGCTATATTGATTTGCGCCGCTCACAGGGTCGCCGCCCGTTCATTGATTGTCCGCACTGGGAGGTTATGGATTAAGTCGTGGCAGGCGTCCGACCCCAAGCCTGCCAGTTGGAATAAAATTCCAGTTATGGATGTCAGTAGCGACCACATAAAGCACCTTGCGATGAGGGCTGCCCCATCAATGAAACATGTGGTCGCTACAAAAACACCAACACAACCTTGTATATCGGACGTTAATTAATAGGACAGTCTGACGTGCAGCGCAATATGCGGACACTGGAAAAATGATAAAATTAAGCTCAACAGGCGTTGGTCGTGCTGGTGAGTTCCTTGCAGCCTCAAGGTTTCAAATGGCTGGGTTGGAAACCGCCCACGTCAATGGTTCGTGCGACCTACATGTGACGCTGCCGTCCAAGCGTGTGCTGCGCGTTGAGGTAAAGTCGTCGATTGTGCCAACACTGTCTGGGTCGTTCAAGTTCAATCGTGGCGGCTCAAATGCGGATATTTTCGTGTTCGTCTGTATTCCGCTGGGGTTGATCCGCGTGTTTAGTGATTATCAGCTAAAGGGTTTCCAGACGACGACGCTTCGGCCCGCAGAATTTACTGAGCAGGCCGAGGCAGATGATATTGCGGGCCTATTCCATCGTTGATATTTCGTTAGATAGTAAAGTAAAAACCCCCAGAAATTAATCTGAGGGTTCCCTGTATCTAACAACAGAAAGTGACCAAACCTCCCACATACTAATTACAATAACCAACTTATTTAATAAATAAAGGTTTAATTTTGCGGGCCTATTCCACCGCTAGTCTCGGCGGTCATCTATGCCGTTGCCGTCGATCTCATAGCTTAACAGGAAAACGATACAGCAGGCCGCGTGGGCGAGGTGTGACATGCCAGTCTCCCCGTCTGCCTGCTCACCACCCCAGAACGCCAGCATGTGCCTTTGTGCCGCCGCATACAGCCTCGAATAGTCCATGCCGCCATTCTCTTGCCAGTTGTGGTCTGAATACTTTTCAGCGCCATAACCCAGCACCTCTGAGATTGCCAAAATGGCTTGCGGTGGGAATAGGTCCACCCGTGGCTTGCCGCCGTCGTGTTTCGTTGGTTTAGTCATTGTTTGGCTTCCTTGGATTTATTTATTTCAAACGCATCAAGTACCAATTCACTGATGTATTCAGCCACTGTTTTGCACTCGCATTTTTCGGCATTATCAAAAAGCCACTGGGCTGTTTCTGGAGAAAACTGGTCAACCACGTTCTTCATATAACCCCAGCTAAGTGGGCTGCCGTTGACAACAGTTAAAACAGTTTTGACCTTGATCTTGCAATTTCCACTTTTCTGACCCCGATGGATTGCCGCTGCGACTAGGCTCTCTGTTGTCCCGATCAGTTTTGTAATCTGTTTTACATTCATTCCGTGATTGTAAAGTTTCCAAATATCGCGCGTTCTCTGCTTGATAGCGTAACTCCTATCTATCATTTCAGTTACTCTCCCGCAGCTTGTTTATTTTTTGTGTAATTTCTTTCTTGTCAAACATTAACGTGTCGATGCGATTACGCAGCCGAGTTATGTCATCGCGCTGACGTGCAACCTTGCTCTGAAGCACGCTGATTAACGTGCGAGCCTCGTTCAGATTATTTTCCAACATTAATATGCGGTTACTCATTAGTTACCCCCTTTCCAGTTGATCCTCATTATTTTTATATCTCGCCGCACAGTGGCCTCTGAGACGCCCAATTCAGCGGCGGCTGCGTGCTTAGTAATCATTGTGCCGCCCATAGCCAAAAGGCGATCCCGACGCGCCGAAATGTCCTCTTGATAAGGCGTGACCCTGATTGCACTTGCACGCAATCTAACGCCCATCAAAAAAGCGTCTGCTCGAATAGTGGTCTGCACGACGCGCTCCATTTGAGCGACCTGCGGGACTGTAAAAATGCCCTCCCGTGCGTAAGCCTTTACACGCTCCCGACGCTCTTTTGTAAGTTGCGCACGGCGGGCTTGAGTTAATGCCGTCGCTTGACGCCACTTTGGAGGGTTGGGAATACGCTTATCATGCAAGGCCTCTTTTAACATAAGCATACCCAAGCGATCTTCCATGCGCTCAGACATCGTTAGGGCTTTACGTGGCGCTCCAGCATACTCATTAGGGCTTGCTGGGTTTCCAGTTGCTGAAGCAAATTCGGCCTGTTCTGCCTCTGAGATTGCTCGACCATTACAGTGTTCAGCCTGATCATCCGTTTGATTATGATGTGCGCCTGATCTGCTGCTTTCAAAGATTCCATGTTCTTTTTCTCCAATAATTTTAACCATTTTTAATCCGCCATTTCGCAAGGTTCAACGTCGCAGGCGCGAGTGTACCACGCGGCGCTCGGTTCTTGTTCTGGGCCTTGGTGCATAGTAAATTTAACGCAATCGCTGGCGTTAAACATCCGCACAAGTTCGTCATTGATGGCAGCGTGGACATCTGCGTTATCTTCGCGCCGCGCCATTCCACTGCCCATAAATTCACAAAAAACCTCGTCGCTGGTCCACACGCCTGTTTGCATTATTTCGTTCGTAAACCTGCGGGCCGATGAAATAGATGGGTTTGACGCTGGGAGATCGTCTGACAAAATACCATCACTTGCATTAAGTTTGACGCACATCAGCGGCGTGTTGTTGTGGCTTAATTCGTTTGGATTTAAAATGCACTCAGCAAGATAAATAGAGCCTGCTTGAGCGCCCCCTGCGCTGGCGACTGCAACAGGAATAAAGCAGCCTTCGCCTGTGCCGATCACAATTCCAAATGCGCTGCCTGTTTGGCTTTTTCCAGTCACTACAATGTTTTTCTGAGTTGGTTGTTCAGTCTTCATTTTTTTCTCCAGTTGTTAAAAGTTATTTGTCGTTTTCAGATTCCAGTTCTCTAATCTCAATCGAAGCACGCTGCCCCTTTCTCCTTTTGGTTGGGGTCATTAGTTTATTGTAATTTTCTTCACTTTCGTTG